AATAACCATCCGTTACTTATACCGGAATCTTTTACATTTTCTATTGTTTGTAATTTTATATAATCTCTTACTTCTATAGCAAAGTCTTGAGGAACACCAAAACAAACTAATTTGTCGGCAATCCTATCAATCATATCTTTTGTTAAAGTTACATTGACGTAGTATGGGTATTCCTCAAATGGTGGTATAGGATAAACCCTTCCTCTATATTTGAACTTGAAGTCTTCATCATCAATAGGGAATGGTTCTCCTGCAAGTAGGAATGATCCACTAAACTCTTGAACTAAATCAAATATAATTCTATCTGTAGCTAGTTTTATATTCTCATCAAAGTCTTCTTGATTGAATGCGTTTACACCGAACTCTCTTCTGAAAGCTAAGTCCCTAGTCCAAGTTGTGTAGTCCTTAAATAATGTTGATTCTGTAGCTAAAGAATACCAAATGATATGTGGAATATATGATTCCCAAAGGTCTGATATTTTTGATGAAACATCAAATACATTTTGACTGAATATAGCGTCAGATGCATACTGCAAAGACGCTTTAGTTCCTGCTCTCTTATAAACTTCTACAGCATTAATTAATTGTAATCTCCACCTACTTGGATCTTCACCAAAAAGAGGCCATCCTATAAGCTCGGCAACAAGGGGGAGGTATTCTTCTGGACATTGCTGAATTTCATAATAAGTCTCTATCTGATCAACACTATTTGAGTAATCAGCAAATGCAAACGAAAAAGCTTTTACTATCTTTGATACTGGGCCGATTATCTTTTTATTATCTATATAAACAGATAAATTTAAAAATCTATCTATAGCATCTTTTAATCTAAAATCATCTTTATCAATATAAAGAGGAGAATAAAGTACATCAACAAGTGTTTTTAGCTTATCTAGTTGTTGAGTCCCACTAGTATTCTCCGTATTTGCAATATATGGAGGAGGCAGATACTCGTCTGGGATTAGATCATTATCTCTGAAAGCGTCACATGTAGCATAGTTCTTCCAAATATACTCAGTCACACCTTTCATTGTATCATTTATCAGTATCTTCTCACCCTCGTATAATTTTTCTGTTAATAAAGTTTTTACATAAGAGGAAGGTTGATAGTCCAACGTATCTGGCCCAGATAGATTTAGGAAGTATATCCAACTAAGTTGATCAACCAAATAAGCATGTTGGGCACTAGTATCAGTATTATCTTCAACAAAAATTTTAGTTGGCTTATTGAGATAAATTCCTGGTAAAAGATCGTTCTCCAGATAATCTGCAAACTCTTCTTTGGAATCGAAGTTATTAAATGTATAATTTAATGGAACTAAAATTCTCTTTTCAAACTCAGCAATGTCTAAATCTAAAATGTCATTTTGCTTTACAAAATACTGCGCCATTCCAGAAGGTGTACCCAAGCCTGAAAACTCTCCAACACCTTCCAAAGCACTTATGTTAAAGACAGTGTCAACTATATTTAATATATTTAAGTGACTATTTATTAGTTTATCAATAGGATCTAAGTCTTGCCCAGATAAATTATAATCATCAAGTTTGTATTGATCAGGGACTATAAAGCTTAACGCTTCATCGAAATTCGATTTATGAAACTTTCTACTTTTACCAAACTTTCCTGGGTCGACCATTAGACGTAATGAATGGTTATGTTAAAGTTGTTTAACTGAATTATTTCATTAAAATTAACAACTATCGTTTCAGGAATATTATCTATTGATGCAAACCTGACTTCATTAATTTCAAAGATTTCTCTAGCTAAGTCGCCAGGAACAAAGTATTGTCCGAAACGCCAATTATCTACATTAAAATAGCTTAGTATGACTGCTCTTATTTTTGCTTTTATAGTTTCTTCGTTAGCTTTGTATTGTTTATCAACTCTAGCTGTTATACTCGTATCTATAGTCCTTATTAGGCCATCTACTACAACAACCTCATCTGTTATCATTTTCTTCTCATCAATTCCAGCAACTAACTGTCTTTTAAACTCAGGGGTTGCTTTCCTTAATTGAAGATCACTGGCCTTCTCTAAGACAAATAGATCAATTATATTTGCTGATGAGTAAGCTCTTCTTACCGATGCAGTTGCTTTTCCTACTGATCCATAACTAGTCATGTAAGTATTAGCAAAAGCATCATAATCGTCAAGTGTAACTAGCCTATTTAATGATCTGTAAAGCTTTGGACCATAACGTTTAGCGTGAGAGATAGTTTCAGCATTAGCTCCACCAGTACCAGCGGAAGTATTTTCTATAGTAGCTGTTTTTGTTTCACCACCGAGACTGCAAGAAATACGAGAGTTTAACGACTCTTTTCTTATATTACCTCTAGTTCCTCCACCTACACGATAGAAAATAGTATAAGAATCAGTTATATTAGGGCTTTTTCCTACATTACTATCTGGAAAAAGTATTGTAGCAGCGTAAGAACTGTCAGTTGCAATTTGAAAAACTTTATCATCCGGACCGGAAGCAAAGAATACAGACTCTACTTGTTTGTATCTACCGGCAGTGGTTTCATCATCCCCATTAATATAAACTAAAACACTACCTTCTACTACGGGGGATTGTGATAACTTAATTGACTTTATGGATTCAGTATTAGAAAATGCCCCATCCTCACGAATAAAAGACCCTTCTAAAAGAACTAGATTTGTAAACTCATTACCTACTTTTTCATTTTCATATAGATTGATATTCCCTTCAGAGTTTTCAACATCTATATCGCCATTGGCAGCTACTTTATATAAGGTGTAAGTTAATGGTGCTCCGTCTTCTGGTGAGGTTATATTAATTACTCTAGAGGGCGCTTCTATTACTAGTTTATCCTCTTCGGGTATAGTAAATGTTTCATCTAAAGTAATTTTTGCATTCGCTGCGGATGATATTGGACCCTTTAATCTGATACCTATAAGGTCTAACAAGTTCTTGACTGACTTTCTAGTCCTAGCTGTTCTTAAGAAGTTCTCATATGATAGATAATCGGCTTTGTAGGATAGAACATGACCCATATAAGCTACAAGTTCTATTAGCATCATTCCGAAATCAGATTCAGAAATATAGTTATAATCTAAAGGGTATACAGCTTTGACATAATCAATCATACCCTGCCTCAAAGTTAAAAAGTCTGTCGCGGCGAAGTTTATAAACTTATTTCTAGCCTCTAGATCTACATCCAAAGTCTTTAGAAAATCTGATTCTACCGTTCCTTTAAATACCATTATAATGTTACTTCTAAATCAAAATTTACAGATTCTACATTTTTTAATCTACAATAAAGTTTTATTGTTAGAGTTTGATCTCCATATGCGTTAGGAGAATCATTTGGGATTACTCTTATTTTAAGAAGTTTAACATCCCTAGCATATCTAGCCATAGACTCAATAACTTCTATTTTTATTTTATGTAATAGGGATTCATCTATTTGCTCCATCATATAGCTCCTGAGATTAGTGCCAAAGTCAGGATGCATTACTCTTTCTCCCCTGTTGGTCATGAGCATTTGTCTTAAATTACTCTTTATAAGATCAACCCCTCTAGCCTTAGTAAAATAACTTCCGTAAGTTTTCGGGTCAATTGGGTATTGAAATCCGTAAATACTTTTTGTGGCAGACCTAATCGCTGATTTATTTGACAGCGAGGGATAATTAAAAATATTATTATAAACCGTTACTTCGGAATTTACTGCCATAGCTACTTACCTTTATTAAAATATGGGAACGTTAATGGTGGAGGATTTGTATAGTTAAACCCTATATCATAACCATTTTGTTTCATATCAACAGTACATTTATATAGTTCCGTAAATAAAGTATTATACTTTTGTTGATAAGCATCATAATCTATAAACTTAGCCATTGTCCCATGTTGAGCTTCAATATCCGCTACTGATGTGGATGTTAAAGCTAAACCCTCCTCAGTGTATAAACAAGTACCAATAGAAGAAGTTGTAAATACAGCATTGACATATGCTGCTGAGGCTTGGGAACCTCTATTTTTTAAACATCCTGGGTACATTATTGACGATACTACGGTATCTAAACCGGTTACACTTCCATCAGCATTAGATAATACTATCAATGGATTAGGGTATATCGTCCCAGTAGCCCAAAATGGGTGTTCAACATTGGTATTAGTAAATTTTCTGTCTTCTTCAGCAAAAGGTAAATAAGCAGAAGAAAAACTCAATCTGTTATTTTCTGACACGGAACTCCATTGATAATCACTACCACTTAGCTGCCCCCAAGTAGGTATTAATGTATCTTTAAGTTCAAACAAATAACACCTATCAACTAGGAAGCCTAGAAATTCCATTTTTTCTAAAGCAACGGAACTTCCTTGTGCATCATCATTTAATATACCTGTAAGAGTAAGGCCATCAAAAGTTACACTTCCTGCATCAGCCCAACCAGACAATATATTTTGTATATCTTGAGGTGTTGTTCTGAAAAAGTCAAAATCAGTTTTAGATACGATATTAGTGTCCCTAGCAACAAAGCTTCTTCCTAAATCCCAAGTAAATGGTGGTAAGAAATTTTTTGCATTAGCGCCATAGAAAGAATCAGTAAAAAACTTAGATCCCTCCCATTGCCTTCTAGTCACAGTAACTTCTGAATCATTAGGATCATAAAAATCATAAGATTGCAATGCTGAAGTGTAGCCGCCATCAAGACCGTTATTTGTTGAGTATCCCTTTTCATCAGGGACTTTTAATTGAGAGTCTTTTAGCCAGTTCCATTGTTTAGCTACATTGACATATGCTGCTGCATCAGGTTTCCATCTTACTTCTCCGTCTGAGAAGAATAAGCCCCATGTCTCTACGAACGGCATTGTTGAGAAAGGATTATCAACCATCGCTTGCCAAGGCATACCACCAAAGCCATCTAAAAAGAAAGATGATACGTTTATTGCATAGCTGTCGAAAGTTTCTGAGTATACTGCCTCGTTATACATATAAGGCAACTGGAATGTTTTAGATCCAGATAAAGCTAGTTCAGTATTTCTTTTTCTCCATGCGGAGGAGTATGCATAAGGGTGAAAACAAACAAAGTCTATCCTAGCTTCTCCAGCCAACTGAGTTAAAAAGCTTTCACCATAAATAGTTTTAGAGTTGGAAAAAGAAGTTGGTGAAGTCAGAGTGTGATCAAAATATGGGTCAGCATCACTATATGTAATAGCTATATTTAATCCCTCATCGTCAATTCTCTTTCTTAGGTATGTAGTTGCACTCAAAACTAATCTATCGGCACCATCAGTAATTGGGAAAAAACTATTTTTTAACATTGCGTCATAAATAGTCTTAAAAAGAGAGTGAGAGACACCATTTATCGTTCCTTCGTCTGGGAGCCCGGTAACCCAGGCATCCATTTCCTGGTACCAACTTTTCCAATCGTTAGTATCATCTGACTCTAAATAAGATTTTACATCAAATGGTAAAAGTCTTTCTGTACCCCCTATTTCTGCTCCAAACTCATTAGCTATATCAAAGCACCACATACTTTCTTTATCTTTAACAACTTCAAAAACAGAAGAAAGATAAGGGTGTAGTACATTTTTCCAAAATTTATCATCTAACTCAGCGTCCGACCCATAAGTATTTACTGCTCTAACTGAATGAGGCCATGTCGCCAAAGTATATGGGGGACCTGGATCAGCATAATATACAGCCCAAGCACCTTCTAAAATTGAGTTATAAGCCAAACCACCTACCCCATATTCATTAAAATTTAAGGATTTAGCTCTTTCTAAACCAAATGGAGTTCTAGTCCAACCGTGAAGCCTAAACTCTAGTCCACTAGCCATAGATTCTATTTGCAAATTTTGAATTGGTGCGCTAGTTGACATTGGAGTATATGCGACAATACTCGCCGGTAACGTATCAATAGCATCAAAGATAGCAAACATCACTTTAATTTTATATTTACTTGCTCTGAAAAGTAAATCTTGTATGTCCTTTAAATGCTTTTCTCTTAACTCAGTTCTTTTATAAGAATCATCATAATATTCAGAGTTAATGCTAGTATTATTTTCGTAACCCCACATATAAGGTTCTAAGAAAACTCTCACTGCATTAACTCCAATACTTCTAAGATAAGAGAACTGAGTATCTATCTCATCTCCATCGTAGTAGTACCATTGAGCAGTTTTGTTAGAACCTAAAAATACATTACTTGCATCATGCCATGGTTCACCCAATCGTACGTAAGCGAACTGTCCATCCTCTGGGATATACCCATCGTAGTATAGTTTACTGTATCTTGGGAGTCTACCACCTTTTCTAAACTCCTTTTCCATATGAGGAACGAAGTTGAATCCACGACAATTATAAAAATATGAACTTGCGTCTACCATTTTAGCTTGTAAAAGTTATTGATATTATTGGCTCCCACATAGTGTTTGGAACGTCAATATTCTTGAAGAAATCCTTATTTAAATTATAGTTATTAAGAACTTCGTCAGAAGTTAATGATTTAGAATAAAATTTAGTAGCTCCTAAATGGCCCTTTAGACCACTTATAACACCACCATACTTACCACCCATGAAGTTTCCACCTTCAGCCATACCATCGGTATAACCACCTCCAAGGATCCAGGGTGTAGTATAGTCATAAAGTTTAGGACCACTCTTAATAATTGAATCAGCCTCTGGGCCTACAGTTGTTGTGCTATATTCAAAACTATTAGCCTGTTTTGTTGATGGAACGTTTGGCATATCTCCTGGGTCTACGCCGAATACGAATGAAAGACTTGAAGTACACATCAAAGTACCATCTAAATAAAATTTTACTTCATCAAGTTTTGGATTTAGAGTAAATGCAATATGACAATATTCTAAGCCTACACTCGACACAGCTTTTCCATTTACTACAGTACTAGCGTCTAGTTTCATTGAGTGCCATTCATTTTTTGATTGACAAACTTCATTATCGTAATAATTCCTAGACAGGAATCCAACTGATGATGAATCATATGACTGAGTAGGGGCAATAAATAAACATTGTGAATCTATTTTATTATCTAGATTAGAGTTAGAGGGTTGCTCATAAGAAGTTATTCTTCTGTCTCTTGTAAACCCAAATACCATACCTCTAACAGTATCAGATCCATCTGATCTTCTAAGATTTAGGATATCATCTTGTTTTAATGACCCTGCTGCCAGTCCTGTATTTTCATTAGCAAGGATCAACCTATAAAGTCCTGATGCCTGAGTTGGTCCATCGTTATAACCCATATCAACGCTGTCAAAATATGGAAGATGTACCCATGTTTCAAACGTTGCCCCTAGTCTGTTATACATCCAATCATTAAACTGATTTGTATCAGGTAACTTTACATAGCTTCCAACAGTTTGTGGGTTTCTCATATCGGAAGAACTGTAATGCTTAGTTACTCCTCTAAGGTAAGGAATAGCAAGACCATCGGTGAAAACATCATCAACACTTGAAGCAACCAACTGTGAATTATTTTCATCAGTATCTGATTCTGAATTTCTAGTTTGGAAATAAGTTGAGTCAGGTAACTCTATGTTAGTGTGAAGATAGTTATATACAGCAAATAGTGAGTCAGTCACTATCATGTCAGTAGCATCTAGTCTCGTTGCTGAAGGGGTGTATACACTGCTTGTACCATCGAATATAAAAGATCCCTCTCCCAGGTCGGGTAATAATAAATGGGACGTTGCAGTATGCTTTGTGGATACAGGAGGGACTACGAATGTAGGTGCTGTAAGAGGAAGCACGACTCCAGATATGTCCTCTTGATTAAGGACCATGGATCTTTGCTTCTCAATATCTAAACTTATGTTTGTCCCTTGTAAGTAAGAGAAATCATTAATCGGAACTTCTCCTACTGAGTATCTTATATCAGAACCATAAATAGATGGTAACTTTACGGCTAGCTCAATTTGCTTCTTCCTTTTATTGATTCTAATTCTATGAAAATTATTTTCGGATATTAAAGATTGTTTTAAGTTAAATATTATTGGCTGGGAAGCATCTTTATTGATTAGCTCTCTTACCTGTCTTTCAATATCATTTATTCTTTTGTTTCTTTGACCTATAAGATCTTGAAGGAATCCATCTTTCTTATAATAATTAGAAAGGAACACTGAGTCATCAATAATCTCTGGATCTAGGATTGTGTTAAAATAACTATCTAGATCTTTATTAGATAATCCCTTTCCTCTTCCTCCAAGGTTAGGATCATGCTCAAATGTCCACAGGTCCTCTTTTCTCAACCTAGCTTTCCTAGCATCTAACTCCATTAGAACGGGTACTAACCCACTAGTTTGAGAATCATAATAAAGACCGTCTTGAGAGAATATAAACTGTCCGTATGATGACTTTGGAGGTCCGAAGTTAAGACGAATAATCTCTTCTGGGGTTGGATCTTCTTCATCCACTTGGTCTGGGAACTTAAATCCAAGACCTTGTAATATACTTGAAAGCTGAGGATTAAATACAGGTTCGAGACTTGGATCCTCTTCTCTACTTCTTAGCGTTTCATCAATTAAACGAAGAGTATTATTACAAGCGTCTATATGTGCTCTAGCGGCCCTAGCTGATCTGGCTAGGGAGCCATATTCAGCGTCTATATAAGAGTCATATGCGGCAGGATCCATGTTAGAAAGTTCTGACTTTAAACCTGCTGAGTCTTTCATCCTTAAGAAATCATTAAATGATTTAACACAGTCTGCTTGAGATTCAACCTCAGAAATTATAGAATTTACATTTTGATATAGTTGTTGACCTTGGTTGACGGCTTCGGATATCGCATCCATGAAGCCTCCCGTTTGCTTACCCAGTAATCCTTCATTTCTATCAATTTTTGACTTTGATGCATCAGAAATAACGGTCAAGCCACCATTTTCATTTACAACAGATAGTCCTCCATTAACACTTCGCAAGAAGTTACTGGCATCAGCTAAAACTCCCTCAGAATTACTTTTTGAATCAAAAATATCATCACCAATACCAGCAAGAATATCTGAAGGTATAAGGCCCATTACGTCTCCAGGTAAGCTAGCCATACAAGATGGAATACCAAAAGCGGTCTCGACCACATCCATCGGAGTACCACCCTGTCCAAATACTGCTTGTGCTGCTTTTAAATCTATATTAGGCATTTTATTGTATCCCTAATGAATTTTGTCTTTCTTCTATATTTATATTCGGAGGAGTTACATCCGCTGTTCCTGGTGAGTTCAAGTGTACCTGTGCACCCTTAATGCCCGTGTTCCCGGCCCCATCCAGTTTTATTGTCCCATTGGATTTAACATTGAAATTACTCCTACTATTAATGTTCACATTCTCACCCTCAAAATTTAAATCTCCATCAGCTAAAAATTCTATATTACCGGATGACCTAACTTTTATATTGCCATTTGATATTAAAGTAATTTCACCATTAGACTTTACTTGGACAATAGAGTTGTTTCCTCTAGCATATACAAAAACATTTCCTGGGGTTGCTCCTTCACCCATCGGAGGATTAGGCCCAGTAAATATATTTATATCTTTATGCTCACTTAGTATATTTACATTTCCAAACTGTTCTGGATTTCCAGGGTTTTTGAAAGTTCCTGTAGATGTATTCTTTATAGTTAGGTCTCTTCCATCCTGCACCCATATAGTTGTATCAGAATTTTTGTTTGTAAATGTTTGACTACCCTTTGTTTCAATTTGTATTGAATTAGCTGCACCAAGATCTTGAATATTTAAGGGTCCCATTATTCTGATACCCCAACCTTCACTATTTTTTAGATCTATGCAGTTTGTTTCGGGGCTATCAATGAGCTTTAGACTATGCCCTGTCTGAGACTTTGCGAATAATCCAGTTACAATTTTTTTAGGGGTATAAAAGTCTGATATTTTAAATATCGCACCTTTAGCATCAGAAAGGGAAATACTTCTTGGATTCCCTGTTGCATCAAATGTAGTCTGGGAGACCCTGTCGGGTATTAACTCTAAATCATCATTTAATTCGTTTGTTTTAGCGGCAAATGAGTTCTCTGAAACTACCGTACTTAAATAATAGTATTTATTAGTTGCTACATCTCGGTATAGTAAAACATCTTGAAGCTCTGCCGGTAAAGCTATAAAGCCACCTAAGTACTTATCGTAGTAAGGAGAGGTGTACTCTACTGGGACATCCACCTCTCCTATTGTAACTATAAGTTTTGGAATTTTATTCTTAGTTACATTTGATTTAACTACACCTTTTATAATACTCATATTAAATTCTATATTTTTTGTAACTTAAACTCAGAGTATGCATCTTTATTTGATATAATGTGTCTAAAACCATTTAATAAATAAACACCACTGAAAGGTTCAAACGAAGTATCTGAACTGCCACCAACAGGGGATTGAATCCCATTTACTTTTTTAGCTAAAACTATACTTTCTGATTGTATAAAATATTGGCTAGATATATGAAACATTGGAAGAGTCCTGATATTTAGATTATATATTCTATTACTTAATGCTTCATTTAAACTCACTTTTCTTGATAATACGTCATCATCTCCCTTAGATACAACTTTAATATTACTTGGAGTATAAATTGAATAAAATACAATTGTATTAGCTACATTATTTATTTTTGTGTTTTCTATTTCATTAGGGTTAAAATCAGTTATCAAACTATCTTTCTTTTGATCATATGATAAACTATAAAATTTTCTCACTATAGACCTTTTAATTAAATTGTTTATAGTATTAGTTTTATCGTGTTCAGTAGCAAAACCATTACTTTCCCCTTTTATAAGTGCTACGCCCGGTTTAAATTTCCTGTTAACTACCTCTATAATTTTATTATAGTCCTTCTTTATTAAATCTATGATTCTCGCTGAAACCTGTGCTTTTAATTCCGCTCCAGACTTACCAGACTCTAAGTCTTCTAATAACTGATTTTTCCCTTGTTCTAAACCTAATATAAATTTAAGTTGCTCGCTACTAAAATAGCTTTTAAGTACATCTTGAGCTTTATTTTTATAACCATCTAAAGTTTCACTAATAAGTTTAGCCTTTGAGGACATAGGTTGGGCAAGAAGTAAATCTATATATTGATTATTAGTTTCAAAAATTAAAGATAGGATATTAGAATTTTGTGTATTGAATAAGAATATCGGTAAATTAATTTTATTTTTAATTGCACTATTAAGTGCTTCCCCGTTATTCAAATCTAAACTTAATAATGCTTTATCTGCTCCATAAATATCTCTTGGGGTTGCCAGCCTTCTGATTTTTTTTTTTGAAAATTCGTAAGCGTAGTCATTGTTAATATAATCATTATTTAATGATTTGGAAGAAGATCTACCCGGTATACTTATTAGATAATTATCTAATAAGTCTCCATAATCAACATTTGGATTTTCAAAGTTAGTAGTAATAGTCCCCTTAGAATACCCATATAAAGTATCTTTTACTACATCTTCATTTCCAAAAATGTAAACTGGGTCGTCTGGACTTTCAACCAGACCTCTTTTGGCCCAAAAATTAATGATGTCTAAATTTATTTCCTCTTTTACAGTAAATCTTTTAGAATAAGCGGCATATTTTTTATTATTATAATTTATTATTTCGCTCCTCTGATCTTCTAGTTCCCTAATAAATTTTTGATCTGATGGCTCTGAACCAACTAACTCATCGTAAGTGTCAACTGCCGCTTCAACGGCCCTAGCAATACCGGGTACGAAATAACTTGCATTATTATTTTTTTCTTTCTTATTT